ACTCTACGTAAATTTGGGATAATTGAACTCTTAAAAAGAATCTACCATACTTTCTTATTTCAGCACTCCCTAGTAAAAGCAGACTTCATAATTACAAATAGTAATCATACTGCGAATCAAGCTAAATCTTATATACTTCATAAGGGTATCAGGCTCACCAAAACTATTGCCCTCTTCAAACCCTCTCTTCTTCACGTAATTATTTCCAGCAGGGACTGTCTCATAATCTCCAAAGGTCTTCTTATTAAACTTAGCCATCAATGTCTTATCCCAATGATATAGTAGGTTAAAGATACCAGATGCTTGCTTGATGATCTGACCATCTAAAACAATGGTCTGACTATCCCATTTCTTTAATCCATATCCACCAGCAGCCTGATCAGTATCTTCCCTCTCGTAAGAGAAAATCTTATTGACCTCCTTAACAACCTCCATAGGTTTAGCTACAAAAATGATAGTCTTATCTACACATTCCAACGTGCGAATAGGAGTACCATTTATCTTATCAGCATGATGCTCTGGCCAAAGAATACCACCAAACAACTTAGTAGTAGAGTACTCACTCATATCATTATAGAATACTGCTGTACCTCTGATGAGTACAACAGGTAACCTTGAGCCTCTTACAATCTCATGGTGGATCCTAGACTGTCTGATTGATGGTAGATATTGCATGAGCTTATGCCCACCTTCTTTACACCACTTCTGACAGTACCTCTGAGCCTCAACACAACTTCCAATGTAATGCACAGTTGCCTTGTGACCTGGGAACCCAGTCTCAAATGTTTTTAACGCAGTAGTTGTAGTAGCAGCACATGCATCCTTCGATGCCTTAACTACTATATGAGGGATCCAATCCATTGCACAAAACTATTTTTTATTATTTAGCTCTTCTCTTGAATGGATAGGTGGCCCATAAGTCTTATAATCTATGAGTTGTTTATAAAGTATGAGTTGCTGCTCAAGCTTCTCATTCTCTTTCTCAAGGATCTCAATGTGTTCTTCGTAAATCGTATACATTTAAGCTCCGTCATCATGGTCCCATTGATACTTCATATCACTGGGGTCTTGAGGTACCATCATATATTTGTTGCCATCTGGTTTCTCCACTAAGACAACTTCACCATCCTCCACTAACTTTATGTAGTGATTTTCTTTTTCCTTAAGATCCTTCTCTTTAATCTCAATCATTAATAGTGCTCCAAAATTCTCCTTCATGGGTTGACTGTGGATGCTTAAAAGTAACATCCATTCCCATACAATCAACGGTAGCTTTACTACAATCACCTAACCATACGGTTGGACCTCTTCCATAGTCTTCCCTGCCTACAAAGAACTGAGTGTCATCTATAGCGGTACGTATTCCTATGCGATTTAATCCATCGGGCTTGTAGCCCCACACGTTATACAACAAGGTAATTCTATCCTTACTTCCAGGAAGAACCCCGTGTATATATCTGGGATCAAACGCAAGAAATCTACCCTCCTCTGGGATGGAGAATAAAACTTCTCTTGGTGGACATGAGATAAGTTCTTTCTCATACTTACCAGTCATACTATCGAAAATAATAGTAGGGCTAACGTGATTATTAACGTAGGTAACAGTAGATATGAGAGGATACCTCATCTCACCACCAGTTTCCCTCCTGATTATTTCATCATGATCAGGGTGGAACCTTATCATTCTATCATCTTCTGTGAATTTATGGAACCACCATTCAAATCCTGTAGCCTGATGATACTTATTACCAAAGACTAATGAGTATGAATCTAAGATATATTTCTCAATAGTATTCTCAGGTATATCATGAATACCCATCCACATATTACCTGGTAATGGATCAAACGCATTGATCTCCCTGAGTAACTTAACTACTGATGGTGAATTTATAAGGGGTGGCCACTGAGTTACATTCATCTAATATCAACGTCAATCATTCTAGTTGTTCTCTTCTTAGGTGCTTCAATACCTAACTTAAGTTCAGGTTCTCTCGCAACAGGATTATTAACTTGAACAATATAATCCAAGTTATTACCTCCTATTATATCACCCTTTACATAAGATTGGTTAGAACAACCGCAAGCTTTGTAATCGTGTTCATGCAATGAAGTTATCGTTGTGTTACACTTCTTGCAGCGTACTGTTATCATCTTTTTTTAAAATGTCTACAAATAAGAAGATCATATCATCGTCAGAATAATTGTATCCCTCATGGAGTTCATCCATGACATCATAAATCTGAGGAACACCATCTTCCCAAAAAACTTTTTCTCCTCTCCAAATCATATAACATTCATTGGATGGAATGTATAATGGTATTTGTATTCTTCTGTATGGTCTCTCGTATACTGGTGGATCTCTATGTGGTCCTAATTCTGTACCTGGTTCAAAGTAAGCAACGGTTGCAAAGACCACTTCATCTTGATCTAGAATCTCCTGAGCTCTAACATCTTTAACAACAGATTTTCTTACACCACCAATGGCACCGTTTCTATAGATGGCCTTCAACCAACAGAAGTATATATCTTTATTAGAATACCCAACTGCAGTTGGTGCCTTTCTTAGTGGAAAATCTGTCTGTGATGCCCATTCATATAGGTAATTTATGTCACTTCTCTTCATGAAATCTACCTATCACCATCAATGTAGGATTAGGTTCCTCAACCCACTCATGCCACTCCATATACAAAGCATATAGATCATCGTATTGCTTGTCCATTGCAAGTTCATCGCTACGTGTCTGCATCCATTGAAGTAGATCGTGACACTGGTTTTGAATGTCAGGCGGTGCGTTGTTCATTGTAATAATCCTTTTTCATATAGCGGCCAAGGATATTAGAATTATAAAAATTCTCATCCTCACTCAATACATTATTTAGAAAGAGTTGTCTTGTCTCTTCGTAGTTTACCCACCCTTTCGTTCGATGGAGAGAGAGGATTTCTCTTTTAAAAACTGATCGTCCAAGTTCTTTAACGTCTGACTTAAGTTCTTTAGAACTACCGTAGTAGCGTTTCCAGTCACTCTCAGTCTTAACTTTTCGTTTCCCACCTCTAGGCTTTCTACTACTGGTAAAGTATTTACGTCCGATGTACTTTTTACCCGACTGCATATTAGTAATGCAGTAGACGTAACCGAAGAAGCCGTTAATATCGTCAGAAGTAAAAGCTGCACCTTGATAGGTCCAGGGGTTTTCATAATCTCCTTCACCCACTGAGGTCGTTGTGGTGGTCGCCATCCCATAATTTTCATGTCGCTGTCCTATATATGTTCATTCCTTCATGCCAATTTCTGAAACTCATAAGTGGCCATACAGAATAAAGTAATTCAATCTCATAGTATCCACTGTCTCTCCAAGTAATACCACTATTATAATTCTTATATGATATCTCCTCACACTCCTCTAAGGATAGGGTAGTAGCTTTGTTAATGAACTTATCAAAGCGAGGGTCATGGAAGAGTAATCCTTTAGCATACTCCCAGAAAGGTGTATCATATTGAGAACCAAACTGATAGTGCCAGAGAATAAAGTTCTGGATCTGCCTGATATATTTTTTGATACCCTTCACAGCATCATTAGATGAACGGTTACCTTCTATTATAACACTAAACGTACTGCGTGCCCACTCTAAGTAAGTTTCTGTTGCAGTAGACTCCATTGGCTCTAAAAAGAATAGTCTATTACCCTGAAGTATTACCCTATCATCAACAGGATTCATATGCATATAACTTTTAAAAGTCTTCTGACCTGTGACCTCTACGTCAAAAAATTGCTGGAAATTTTTTTTGGCATCTTCTGTTTTTGTAATCTTATTATTGTATAGGTAACCAACAGCACCATTGTGTGAAGGAGAGCTCTCATCCATAGGTATAACAAAAGCCCACCCATCAGGAGTTGCAACATGCCTACTCCATAGATCTGCTTTAGTATTCCACCTTGGTTTACCTAGGATAACAGAGTTAACAGGACTTTTAAGTGTAGTATATCCAGTGAAGTCTTTGGGTGTACCTCTACAATCAAAAACATAA